TTCTGTAACATCCTTTTGATAGATAGCTGAACCCATGATTTTGTAAACATCTTCACCCTTCTCAAATGCTTCTACTAAGTCGTTCTGTCCTGCCATCCATGCAACAATCCGAGCCTCAATCTGAGATGAGTCGCAGTCAATCATTACATAGTCTTCAGGAGGCACAATAGCCTTTTTTAACTTGCCACCGTGTTGTCCACGACTAGGTAGGTTTTGTAAGTTAATCTTGTCGTCTCCACCCCACCGCCCTGTATGAGCCGCATAATATTTAATAGGTACAGGTAACTTCCCACGCTTAGCGATGTCAATGAATCGTTGTGTCCGCGTTTCTTCTAACGTAGATTTGTTTCCCAACCGAGCCGAAACCAAAGCCTGAACCCGAACATCAGGATGTGAAGCCAGTTCCTTAAAGCCTTCGTCGGTCTTAGCAAATGCCCATGCCTCCTTACCTGTTTTTAAAGATCTTTTGGTGGGTGGTTCAACCGCCAGGGACTTAAGAATCTCCGCAAACTTATCGTTGGACATGAGGGTATCTTTGTCAGCTAAGCACGCTTGGAGTAATGCTTCCTTACGTTCCTTGGTATCTTCTAGGTGTTGCTCTAGCAGGGGTAGGTTTAACTCTAGTACAGGTTCAGTAAACATCTTTAGGGTTAGGTCAATAACCTTTAGTTCCTTAGATGGAAAGCCCTCAGCCAGTAGGCGATTGAATAGCGCCCAAGTTAAGTTCACATCGTTCTTACAGTATTCGCCGTACTGGGCTAAATCTGCTGGTGCAAAGTCTTTTCTGTATTTGCCTAGGGCATCCAATACTTCTGTACCCTTGCGACCCAAGTTATACCGTTCAACCAAAGCTGAAAGACTGCCACCTGCATCCACTCCATGAAGCGCCCTAGCCATGCACAACGTGTCGAATAACGCTTTAGGACGTATGCCAAAGTTCCAACTAAGAATAGCACCGTCAAAAGAGGTATTGTGAGCAAGCAGAGCAGAATTATCCCAGTCGTATGTATGGAGAAAATCGCTAATCTCTCCATGTGTTCCCGTAAACCATCTCGTTTCTTCGTCGGCTTGTCTAACGGCAACCCCAATGACTTCAAACCTATCATCACGGATATATTCCTCGGTAGTGAGCTTCGTGAGCGAAAAATCTTTAGCATAGTATGTCTCAAAGTCCAATGTAATTATGTTCATGTATCAGTATGTAAGTAGTTTTTTAGTTTCCCGAATAGGGTTTCGTGTTGTGGTTTTCTTACTTTTATAGTAGGTTTTCTATTTACTTCTACTGGAGTTGTTTGCAAGTTCTGTAATGCCTTATGATGTAACAGGGTATGCAGTTGTTGGTTTTGCGCCGCTTGTGCCTGTTGTAACTGTATTGTTGCGTGTGCCGTATTAGCATATGCTCCTAGGGTCACTCCACCCGAATGCGTAACGTTCGCTGTGTTGCTGTACCAAGGCTTTCCCAAGCTGTTATCCTCCTCGGGTGCGAGAAGTTCTTTCATTACGTTAGCCGTAAACTCTTCTTGACGTATCGCATCAATAGCATCTTTAAAAGCCTTAACATCTTCTGCGGGTAAGTTACGTTCGTATTTATGGATTAGTGCTGTCCATTTACTCTCCGACGCAAAAGGGTTATCTATGCTTTCAAACTCCTCGGGGTTAGTCTTTAACCTTTCAAGAATAATCTTCATTCCTTCATTCATCACAGACCTCCTAGTGTTTCCTCTAGTTTGTAGAACTTAGCACCCTTCACAACATATTTAGTACGTCCATCTACCTTGCATTGATCTAACTTTAGTAGCTTAGCCTTAACAAGTTTCTTAGTCAGTCGGGTATGTAATGTAGCAGGGGATGCAAAGTCGCAGGTTGCCATAATATCTTTAACCATTACGTTCTCTTCGCTATCTACTCGATACAAGATTGCAATATCAATAGCATCTAACCCAATACTATTTAACTTACTAACTGCTTTACCTAGTGCACTAAACTTCATTCTGTATCTCCTTGTTGTTCATCACATCGCTCTACTAAAGCGGCATACCCACATATATCTACTAAGTTATCTCTATGCGTAGGGTCATTGGCAAACCTAGCTACCTTAACAAGCATCATCAAAGCGGCTACATCCTTGGCAGATATGTCGTCTCCTCCTACCTTGGCATTTAGATAAGCGTTCCACATTACTGCAATAGTTTTAAGGTTCTTACTAGGATGTCCGTAAGTCTTTTCTCTATCGCCGTATATGATTGCATTAGCTTCTTTTAATACGTTCATATCACTCATTCCCCACCGCCTTGTTTACTTGCGTAGCTATCTCTAAAACATATTTAATATCGTTCGGGGTTAACTGTCCTAGCAACTGTATGATTTTCATCACGGCAATATCGTTATCTAGGGGTTGTGGTTTAACTAAAGACTCAATCATTTGCCACTCCAGTATCCAAGTGCATCTTTAATGTCCTGATCTCTTTGTCTTTTTGCTTTTCCAATCGACTGCAAAACATATAAGAAGCATATTAAGCCCCACACAAACCACCATCCCCATGTTGCGTCTCCATGATATAAAAAGAAAGCTGACAGTAACCCCATCATCTCATCAGTCATTTGGTTCATCCCTTTTCTCTTTGCATTGGCACCATGTAGGCGACCTGCCACACTTCTCACAATGCACCTTAACTTTTTTCTCGCCAAAGATACTATCGAACTGTTTATCGAACTTATCTAACCCTACACTAAAGGGTCTTGGCTTATCGCCTTTCCCTGTGTAACTCATTCGTTCTCATCCTCTTCTTGCACAAGAGTTTGATTGTGCGGGTTGGTCATCTGAAACATATTCTCCATGTTAGCCATGTATTCTTGTCGGGTAATGTTCATACTGTGTGCTAAAGATGTTGACATTACAGATACCGCATTGAGTGCATCTAATACACCACACCCTGCCGTGCTAAGTGCATGGTCTAACACCTCTACTAATTGGCGAGTCTTTTCTTGTTGTTCTTGATTCATTTTGATTCCTTTGTGGTTAATAAGTCAAATAAAATACCTGCTTTTACTGGGGAGTTACCATCCCTAATCTGTTCTAAGATACTTTTAAACGTATCTATACCGCCTTCATCTACGAGTATTGCAAAGCCACCTACCCTTACGATCTCCATCAGATTCTTTTCTTGTAGTGCCGTTGGCTTACCGCCATTTGCCTTGCACTCTATACCCAAGAACTTTCCTTTGTAACAAGCCACAATGTCAGGCACACCTGACTTACCAAAACCGCCAGTAGCAGGCATAAAGTAATAGGCATCATGTTCTCCTAATATCTTCTTAACTTTGTCCTTGACCTTCTTCTCGGGTGTTGCCATGCTTAACAGCCAATAGGTTTAAAAGGACCATCTCTGTCAGTATCCCAACAGCATGAGCCACCCATCGGGCTAGGTGCACACTTGATATAAGCGTATGAATTTAAAACTACTACGGCAAGGGCTACACCCACAAATAATTTCTTCATTGTAATTCTCCTGTTTGTTTGATTAAGGCACTACATTCTGCTTGTAACATCTTTACTTCTGCTTCTAACTGCTCGATTCGGTGTTGTTGTATGTGAAGCTGATCTCTAAGCATTTGCTCTTTATCTTCGTCATCATCCATCAACCACCCAAAAAACGGTATCGGTATCACTTCGTTCTCCTCTTAGGTTTAACGGCAACGATTCCTTCTTCTACTTCGGGTTCTGCTTTGCGTGCTTTGAGCATCTCATCTGCCATTTCGTAGCATTCTTTAGCCGCTAGTGCTTTTTCACCTTCCCAAACAGATACCCTTAACAAAGCGAACATTGCAAAGCAATCTCTTAAGTCATTCTCGTTCATGATTTCTTTATCTTTTCTATTGCGTTAAATTCTTCGAACACTTCGGGGTATCGGGTCTGTAAAAAGAATCTAAACAACTGTATATTCTCTCCAACATCTACATCCCCAATCCATATAGTGTCAGTAGCAATCATTGGGGAATTAACTGTTACGCTTGTTGTTGTGTTCCCTCCTAATGTTATTGAGCCACTACTTAAAGCCCCCGAGCTTACTTGCCCTAGGTTTTGATAGGTAGTCATACTTTTACTCCTTATTCCTTTAACGGCTTCCGCCAACATGAACCCCGTGACTATCGCTATCCAAATCCCTCCTAGCGCCCCTATTACTATGTCCATCACCTAGCCCCTTCGCATATTCATTCCATTGTTTAGGTGTTGCCTTGACGTAATACAGTTTGTTATCCCTGCCTTGCTTCCATACGCCGATACCATCTACTGTTACGCCTTGACCTGCCGTTCTAAGCATGGCTATCTTGTCGGTAATAAAGTCAGGTAGGGTTCCATAAGCACAGATCAATTCTTTAGGATTAAACAGCCCACCACCCATGACATGAGTATCGGCAGTAATTACCGCATCGTTCTCTCTAAAGTAAACCCTAAGCGTAGCCAACCCCTCAGAGAACTCATCAAAGATCTTATCAATAGCCCTAGCAAATCCTTCAGGGTCTTTCAAAATGGTGCCTCCTCAAACTTGTATGGTGTTGGCTTGGCTTTGCGTATACACTTCATTGTCCATCCCTCCCGTTGTTGTATTAACTGCTTGGCTTCTTCTTGTCTCCCCACTATCCGCATGATTTCTCCATCTTCGTCACGAATAACGTAAGGCATATTTCTTCCTTGTTTTTAGGATGTATATAGTTATTGTATGGGTTTTAAAAGGGTTTGTCAAACAAGTATGAAGTAGGTGTTTTCCCCACTACGGTAGCCTATCTCGGGTAGTAGCTGATCCTTGTTAACAAGTTTAAGAAGTGCGATAGCGTTTCTGGTGCTTTCAGGTAGTGGGTCAAGTGCGCTGAATTCTTCGGGTTGTAGAGCATGACCGTCTTTGATATAGATAATCTTCTCACCCCTGTCAATGACAGTATGGAATCTAGCCTTTACCTCTAGCTTACGTCGGTATTCCTCATACGCTTCTATTCCTGCTGCCGCATTTTTGAAAGCATCAGTCTTAAACTGAACACCAAGAGA